GGATCATCTCGCAGATAGGCTCAACACACTGGAAGCCTGCTGGACTAGCAGGGCTGACTAAGCACACCGCCTAACCTGCGGCCACCATCTATAGGGTCATCCCACTCCGATCGCACATATCACAATAGTGCTGTGGATGCGTCACAATGGGCTTCTTGCGCGCCTTGGGCGCCACGACCCTCCAGCTCGGAAACGGACAGGTCTTGGATTTCCTCTCGAACTCCTGCAAGAAACCCGGGTCCAAATTATAGACACGGCACAATTCAGCCTCTGCATAAGCGTCGCGGTGAGGCTCCCACTGGTCAACCCAGTCAAGAGAGCCCTCGCGCACCTTGAGGCCCGTCCGGAACCGCATGTCGCGCAAATATGCGAGAGCGGTTTCGCTACGGATCTCCGCATGCATGTGCTTCCTTATGCGGGTCAGAATGTTCTTGAACCCATTAGCCATACTGGGAATATGGCTATGCAACAGCATCTCCCCTACAGCCTTAGCGGCCAACAGATCTACAGCTTCCGTTCCGCGGACACCTTTTGGGGTCCATGCGAAACGGGTCAGGACGCGTTCCGGGTCACGGAATACCGCAGGCCCAGCCTCAGTTTGCACTATTTTATGTTGACAATAGTGCAGGTCATCTGGGTGCTCAACGATACTTATCTCTTTCAGTATCATCCCAAAGACCTTCCCGATTATCTTGGGTGCCCACTTCACAAACCGCTCCGCGTCACGGCGGCTCATGAAAGCGACACTATCGTCTCCGTCAACCAAGATATCGGCGTCGATGCCCAGCATCCGACACACAGTGAAGAAGTTCAAAACATTCGACACACTGTTGCCTCCCCCAGTGGTCCGGTCACCCGACATCCGCGTACCGGCGGCGCGGTACCTAATGCCATTCTTCGTGCGCCCCCGGTTCTTCAATTGCATGAGCAAAAGCTCTATCGCAATTCCGGGGCACAAGGCCATCCACAACTTATGCTCCCTTCGCAGGACATGCGAAAACTGCGTTGAATCAAACGCGCTATAGTCCATGCACACGGCTACGGGGTCGTCGAAGGCATAAAACATCTCCAACAAAGTTTCAGCCCGTTCCGCCGGGGACATGCCCTTGGAGCAGTTTGGCCTACGTGTTCGGCCTAGACCTGGGCCATGGAGTAGCAACTCCTCTGCGGGCCGCAGCCACGGATTCAACTGTTGGTTAACGCGTGGCCCGCGATACTGAATTAGTCGAGGAGGCTTAGTTTCAGCATCCTCCTTAGAGTACGAGTCGACCTTCACAAAAGCCTCGACCTTACCGAGAGGTAAGCCGTGCTGATTCTCATGCACGGCTCGCCACAAGGCAGCCCGTCTCGTACCTATATAATTCAGCACGCTCTTCTCTACCTCCTGTGGTGTAACCGTTCGCCCATCCACCCACTCACGACCAAGTCTATCACCAAGATCCATCACATCCTGGCAACGCCATCCCGGATAGACATCCTCCTGAGGCTTGAGGAACCTAACAGTCCCATCGCACACCTCTAGCCAGTCGGGGTATGGTAACTTGTTGACCAGGTGCCGGTTGT